GTTACACCTGAAGGAATTGTAACGGTATCGCCACTATCACCTATTGTAAGTGTAGTGCCGGATCGTGGACTAATTTTATTTACTTTAACTTCACTCATTATACGATTACCAAGGTTCCTGTTACTGTTTGTGTTCCTGTAATTGTTACGGGTCCAGCTAGTACTCCAGAATCTACTGTTTGATCTAGACTTAAAGTTGAAGCATGTGTTACAATATAAGATGTTGCATCCATTACTGGAGAAATAGTTTTCTTAGCGGGCAATGTACAAAATACAGTTTTACTACCTACACCAAAGTTTACTAAGTTGTCACTATTAGAAGATGAAATAACGGTCTGTCTCGAAAGTGTATCAGTCCCTGCATCTGTAACAGTTCCAACACCAACTTCAAAATCAGCTGTACCATCATGAACGATGGCATAGTAAGTCTGTACACCGTCACCAATACCTGCAACGAACGTTTCAAATCCAGTTTCAGTGCCAGATAAATTTATTGTTCCTGTGCCAGTAGTCGTGGTTGTTTGTTTAACTCTATCGTTAATTACAAATGCCGTCATTTTCTACTCCAAATTTTTATGCGTCGCCAAGTCTAATAATTGCATTAGATGAATTAGCAGTTGGGAACTGAATAACGAAATCTCCGTTAGTTGCAGTTTTTGATCCGCCAAAGTCTAAAACTAATACAGCATTAAAAGGATTAGCACTTTTATAAATCAACGCTCCTGTTGCAGTTAAAGTTACAGATGAAAAAGTCAAATCTGCAAAGTCAACATATGCAACATTACTTGCTATTGCTACACCATTATTAGTTAAAGCGTTTCCACCTGCAGTATAGTTTGTACCAGACGAAGAAACTTCGTTACTAGTTGTGTATGCTGCTGTAGAAGTACTAAAACCACCTTGTGATGTGTATAGAGCAAGTTTAAAAGCAGTTCCGCTATTGCCAGATGTGTCAAAGCTGAAAACCGATTTTAAAAGGTCTGTTTTAAAAGAGTCAGGTACTATGTTTGCCATTTTATTTTATCTCCTTAAATTATGATGGTGATTCTGATTTAAGGGGAGTTCGAATGGCCCCATCTTGCCATTCATCCCGGCGTCTACGACCTTGTTGTTCGATCGCATACGATTGTAAAGCTCTTTTAAAAGATCCTTCGTAGTATTGTAACATATCTACAGGACCTTTCAAGTATCCATATGCTTCTACCAGACATCCATACAAAAGTAAATCCTGATATTTGTTTGATGTATAAGTACCTGTTGTACTTGGTGGAGAAGCCCCAGTAGTTGTTGTAATACTTTCAGGTTGTTTAGTATAAGCTAAAGTAATTAGATTAGTGCTATTTGGAGTAGGAGCTACTACCCAATAATTAGCGTCCCAATTGCCATAATACTTAGGTATTCCAGATGCTGTCCCTGGAGTATTATAGTATTCAGCCATAAAACTCGTATCTCTTTTTTCTAAAAAAATTTGATTACCTGAACTATCTGTTAATTGAACATACCTTATAAATCTTAAATCAGAAGGTATAGTTACATATCTACTTCCAGCAGCTAAATTAGAAGTTGCGTAAAACCTATTATCATCAGAATCTGCATCTCTATAAATTCTATTTTCTGCATTTTTGATTATAGTATTTAAAATACCTGTATTTAAAACTGAATCATCTACTTCAGTGTAGTTTCTAATATCATCTTGTAAATTTGCTAAAGTATATGCCATTATGGTGTTAATGTAACTGGACCAGCGGTCACTGACATTCCTCCTGAATTTTCCGTTAAAATTGCATTGCTTCCACAAGCAAAACTATAACTATTTGTATTAATAACTGTTATACTAAATCCTGCAGAATTTTCAAATAAAGAATACACCAGGCCTCCGGGGCTTTTATCTACATTTCTAAATACAACAACATCACTTGTTGATCTTCCATGAGTTGGTTCTGTAACTATTACAATACTTGATCCTGAAGTTAAACTAAGTGGATTTCCAGGTAATAAATTTTCCGTTGCAGGTTCTACTCTTGCTGGTCTAGCATTTGCTAATCCTTGAGGATCACCTGTAAATCTTGTTGGTTGAATCTGTGGTTGTTTAGCTTCAAATTCTGAAACATGAACAAAAGTACCATCCCATTCAGTAACCATTTCTTGATAAGGAAATGCCATACCTGATCTATCTGATATTGCTTGTGCGTATTTTCCTGTAGATAATTTTGCCATTATATATTTGGATAATAAGTTTTAGGGGTTATGAAAGAACTAGAAGAAGAACCATCTTCAGTTAAAGCTCTATTTAATTCATCTTCATATAACATTTTTAATACTTGAATTCTATCAGGTGCAAATTTAACTGCTAAATAATAAGCAAGTCCTGCAACCATACAAGGTACAAATCTATAAGGTACGTCTGTTGCATTAGTGTAGTCTCCTGAATCTTGAATTCTTTTTACGTAATAGTAATTTAAAAAATTTCCATTTTCAGAACTTCCAGGTGTTAAATATAAAGTAATAGTAATTTTATCTATAAATCTTTGTACAAAATATTGAGTAGGTTGACCTTCAGAAGTTTTATTTGATAAAGCTTGATAAGTTGATCTACTTACTTTTGTAAGAGGTGTATCAACACTTGAAGCATTTCTATAACTAGCTTCTAAAACATCATCAACACCATAAACAGCTGTTGCATCTGATGTACCATCAGCTGTTGATCTAAACATTGTATAAACTGCTTGACCATCAACTAGTGTAATTGAATTATTTGCAACTTCCCAATAATGCAAACCTCTATTACCCCATTCTTGAAATAATATATTTAAAGAACGTCTTGCACTTCTTAGTTGATTTCCTGAAACACCTTCTAATCCTATTCTTTGATAAGACTCTTCTATAATATCTGATATAGAAAAACCTTTTTCAAAAATTGTAGTTCCAGAGGTAGTATTAGCCATGAGCTTACGCTCCTGTAATAGTTACTGTAACGCTTCCGCCTGCTCCAGCTAAATTGTAAACAATACCATTTTCAAACTTGATACCTGAACCAGGAATATAAACTTCTAATCCTTCAGTTCCATATTTATAAACAGCTACTGCTGTTCCTGGTGCTGCTGCATCTGCTGAATCATATAGAGTTAAAGTAGAAGCTGCTATTCCTAAACCTTGAATAGAAGTAATTCTAGTTCTAGCTCCTCTTGCTAAAGTATCAGTTCCAATGACTGCCATATTTAATGTTTTCTGATCTGAATCCATATTTTCTCCTTAAAATTAATATGTGGGGCCTAAGCCCCACAATAATTATTTATTATGCTTCTTTTGCAAATACACCTTGTACATCAACAATCGTCCAATGCGTTGTTGAGTTTAAAGATGCACATACTACAAAGTCACCAACTTTTGATGTAGCTTTTGTATTAATAACATCTTTATCATCTGTTAAAGATCCAGCATACAAAATACCATCATTAGCATTTGGGCTAATAGTTAAAGTGTTAGCTCCATCAGTTCCTGTATTTACAAAAGTAAATACTCTTCCAATAGAAATTGCAGGTAAAGTAAATACCACACCATCAGTAGATGATGTAAAAGTTTTACCAGAATCTGCGTTTGTAACTGTGTAGTTAGCTGCTTTGTTTTCTAGATTAAATCCAGTTAAACCTGCTTCGTTAAATTTACCTTGCAGTACTGGTCCTCTAAATAGTGTTTTAGCCATGATTATTCTCCTAGTTGTATCCCACATGGTCTCTAGGCCGTCGACTATACTGCGTCCATGCAGAATATTAATTTATGTATAGTGTGTAATTTATATATGAAATTTTTAAAAAGTGCAAGAAATCCCTAGGAAAAAAGCCTTTTTTAATAATGTCTAAATTCTAATTAACCAGCAAAAAGGTGAACTTCACCATTTTTAAGATTACTAAGAACCTCTTCTTCTTGTTCTCTAATGATTGATCTAACTACTCGTTTGATCTCATCACCTAAAACAGACATTTCTGGTGTTATTTTTCCTCTGTTCTCAAGAAATAACTCGTTCCATTTAGATTCGAGTTTCAGTTTCTTTGCGAACAATACCATGTTGTCCTGAGCCATTTTGAACCTCCTCATAGGTTATATAAAAATCATTTCCAGTACCGTGATACTGCAGATCATTTTTTTCCCATTTTATATCAGATTTTCCTAGAAAGTCAATAATAGGTTTATTTAGCTCTTCCGTATTATTTATCTCTTTTTCACTTTCAATTTTAAAACTAGTTTGAAGATATTTTGTAAATATTTTTACAATATATTTATGTTTAGTCATTTTTTCTTTCTATGTTGGTAATGAGGCGAGATTGTGTCTCGCCTCAAAACTTTTAATTATTATGCTCCTGGTGAAGCAAAAATACCTCTATAGTCAGAAACTCCAAAAGAGTATCTTTCTCTAGCTTTGTATCTTACATTACCAGTATCGAAATCACCTTCCATTGCAGTCTTGATAGACGCTCTGTCAAAGTACTTCATACCATTTGGTACATCTGTGATAAGATAAAACGCATCTGGGTCAGTTAGGAAGTTGTTCACTCTATAACCTTGAGGAACCATTCCCATAGACGCAATTGCGTTAATGTCATTATCAGCAGTACCAACTCTACCTTGAGATTTCATCAATCTCTCAGCAGTGAACTGAAGCTCACTTGGAATAATCATTTTAACACCTCTTGCAGCAATTTTTAGACCTCTTTCGTCTGTCATTGCAGCAATGTCAATTAATGATTGCTCTAGTGAAGTTTCGTTTAAGTCAGAAGCCGTTGCTAATGTGTTTGATACAGTTCCACTTATAGTTGGGTGGTTAGTTGCAAATAATGCAGAACCATCACCAGAAGTGAATGTACCGAAACCATTAATCAATGGTTGTACCGCTTTAACTTGTTTTGTGTTCGCCATAGATCTAGCTAACGCTTTTGTATATCTACTTGCAAGTCTGTCATACAAGTTATCCTCAATAGCTTCTTCCGTAATTGCAAAAGCAAGGGCCACAGTCTCGTGTGAATATCTTGCAGTGAAAGTTTCTTGAGCATTGTCAAATGAAACTCCACTTCCTTCTGCTTTAGTCTGAGCTTGAGCAAAACCTGATAACATAACTTCTTCTTCAAACGCTCTGTCTGAAGATTCAGTAGTGTATATTTCAGCGTGCTGATTCTCGTAACGCTTATATTCCAGTCCGAATAGTGCATTCAAACCTGGTTCTAGTTCTTTAACTAGTTGTCCTCTTGATATCGCCATGTTCTATACTCCTTACGTACCAGTTGTTACTTTAAGTTCATGTTCTGCAATCACAACAACCCAATTAACGTTAGCAGATGCTACGTCATCGTTTGATGGATCTTTAGATGCTCCCATGATCTTTAATTGTTGAGCAGTAGTATTTAAAGTAGCGTCATTTAACTCTACTCCTGAGATATAGTCAGGTGAAGATCCTGCTGCGTACACAAGATCTGCAGTTTTACCTACATCAGTTACTGCTGAAGCTCCTGCATTACTAGATTGAATCTCGAACCTTTCATAAGGGTCGTCAGAAACATATCCAACAATATCAGTTGCTGTATTTGAAGCTTCTAAGTGGTTAGCCCACGTAGGCTTGCTCGTTGATGCGTCAGTATAAAAAACACCGTTTAGTGAACCTCTGATATCGCCACCAGCGCCAGCTACTAATAAGTAACCGCCTGCAGTTTTTACTGGATCCCATTGATAGATCGCAGCTGAACTTGCAGCTATTGAGTATTCAGATAAACCTTGATTGTCTCTATTCTGTCCGACTTTTCCTATTGCTTTCAAACCGAAAGCGGCGTCTTGATTTGCCATAGTATTTGTCCTCCTTAGACATTGTTAGTTTATCCTCGAATGGTCTAGTAATCGTTAAAAAATTAACTTTTCTTTGAGCCACCGAAGGTTACACGAGTTTGTCGATCAATATTGATCGGCATACTTGGGTGCTGTTCCTTCATAAGATCGTTGTCAACAGCGTCGACGTTATCTTGAGCCTGTTTCTGATAATATTCAGTACGTTGCTCTGCAATCTCTTCCGGTACCCTTGCCAGCACAAGGCCACCAACTCCGATCACTCCCTTGTATTTGCCATCATCCACAATTGGAAAGTCAGAGTCTGGATATTCATCAGCTCTTACAAGCTCGTATCCTGATCTAATTCTTCCAGCGACGTTTTTAGTGTCTTGGAATCCCATAGATTCTACTCTAATCCATCTGTGTTTGAATCCTGTTGGTGCAGGGGGTGCATCTAAACTTGATGGTGGAGTCCAAACTTTTTTTTGAGAAGTCTTTTCTCTAGTTTGACTCGCACGCGAGGTTCTTTTATCATTATTATCTTCCATATGCTTATGCCTCCTTCGTGATTTTTAGTTGTTTCGCATATTCCTTTAGTGGCACACCTAATTTATTAGCGATTGCTACCTGGGACGGTGTGAGTGTCACAGTCTTGCGACCAGTATTTGTACTTCGCTTCGCTGAAGCTACTGTTTGTACGGGTTTGGTCGTTTCCCCTTTATTTGAATTAATTGTATCAAATTTTTGGGGGAATTCAAGTCTTATTCTTTTGTCTATTTCAGAATAGTACTCATCAGATTGAGGATCATATCCCTCTTGTTCTGTGAGTTTCTTATGTAGATCAAAAGCAGTGTAAGTCATAGCATTATCCTGGCCAAACCAAGCATTTCTAGATGCCCATGTTTCAGCTTTAGGATCAGGTGTTCCCTGTGCTACTTCTTGTCTGTTTAAGTTAATTTGTGGAGTTGGAACCTCTCTAGCTCTAGATTTAAACTCTTCTTGAGCAGCTCTAGTTTCAACTAATTTAGCTTTTTTATAACCTAACTCAGATATTGCAGTTTGAGCTTCTACTTCAGAATTAATATCTCCTGCTTCTCTAGCAGCAGCAAGTTTTGCTTTAGCTGCTTGAATACCATTTATAACACTTTCTTCGGCATTCTTAAAAAACTCAGGTTCAAATTTTGAGATTTTACGTTCTGCTATTTCTTTTGCTTTTATTTGTGATTGAGCAAAAGTTAAAGCTTCATCTTTTTGTCTCTCTGCTTCTCTCCATTTACCAGTTAGTTTAGCTATTCTTCTTTGAACATCTTTACTATAATTTTCTAATTCTTTATCTTTCTCTGCTTCGTTTTCTTTCTCAGGTTCTTTAGTTTCAACAACATCAATTATTTCTTCTGTTTCTGTACTTGATGTTTCTACTTCAGGGGTTTCTGTTTCTGTTTCTGTGGATTGAGTTTCATCTAACTCAATTTCAGTACTAGGTCCTGATGTATCTATATCTACTGTTTTGTTTTCTTCTACGTCTGGCATAGTTTCCTCCTATGTTTGTTAATATTGATGAATTATATCTTCAGGGTTATCGATGGTTGCTAAAACTTCATCATCATTTAGCATTCTTATTTCCCCACCATCTATTTGAATTCTTGATCCTGCATATCTTGCAAAGATAATCCAATCACCTTTTTTACACCAAGGTCCTTCTGGAAATTTATCTTTATCATAACAATGAGGTCCTGTTGCAAGAACTAAACCACAAGTAGATCCAATTTGTTGTCTCTCTAGTGTATCTTGCCCTACAATTATTCCACCTTTAGTTTTTTCCTTCATTTTAAAAGGAAGAACTACAAGTCTCCAACCGGTTGGTCTAGGTAATTTATTTGATTCTTTTGTTTTAAGACGTTCGTATCCGTCTGTTTCTTTTTGATCTTCTTTTTCGTACTTATTTAATAGTGCCGATTTAATTTTCGGTTCTTCCGAAGTCGACGATGTTTTCTGCTCTTTCAATATCATTTTTTGGCTCCTTTGGTTCTAGCAGGTTAGAGATTTCCTGAGATATTTTTAAATAGGCATGTGCCTGTCCCATCATATACTTGTATTTTTCCATATTGTCAATACCACCACCGATCATTATATCAGCAATATCTTGATAAGATTCTTTTAAGTGTTTTTGTACCTTATTTAGTACTACTAACTCTTCATTTAACATTTTTCTTTCTCCTTTTTTTGTTTAATAAATTAACTCTTGAGTGCCAACACCATGAAGTAAGTTTAACAGAATATGTTTCTATTTTAGAAATAAGATTATCCATTCCACCAAAAAAATTATATAAAAATCTATCTATCATTTTTTAGCAACCTTACCGGTGTTCTCACCTTTTTTAATAATGTAATCTTGAGTGCCATTAGCACCTACCTCTACTTCTTTTTTTAAATTTCTAAATAAACTCATTTCTTTTATTTTCTTATAGTTGTTTTTTAAAAAGTTTTCAATAGCCTTGGTATCTCTCATTTACTACCTCCAATATAACCACCTATAACCCCAATTAATCCAGTGACTGACATCTTCATAAGTACTATTATACTATCATCTACCGGTCTATTTTCTTTAACAGCTACCCAGTAATCACCAATGATAATTATACCTAATAAGATTAAAACACCTGTTGTAATTAATAATATAACTATGTCTTTAAAGTTTTTAATCATTAGCAATTCCACTTTCTAAGTGATTTAGATAATCTATCATCTCCAGTATTATTACTAGCCTTTTGTCTCTTACGCATCCCTTTCATACGCGCGCAGAAGCTCTTTCTACGTTTTGCAGCCTTGGATCCTGATTTTAGTTTAGAGGGTTTAGTAGTTACTGCTGTTTTTAATTTAGAACCTGGATTAGCTTTTTTATAAGAGTCAACGCCTTTTTGGTTCAGGCCTCCGGACTCTGATTTACCTTCTTTTCTAGTCCAAGCAGGAGACTTACTTCCGGATGCAAACTGCCTTCTAAACATTACGCCTGTGATTTTTTAATAGCGGCTGCTGTTGGTGCACCTTTGGCACCTTTTTTTCTCATCTTTTCGCCACGTTTTTTTTTCATAGCAATATTATACCAAAGCCCTTTTTTAGCTTTTTTACCATCTTTAGTAGTGTGATAATTGTTAGCCATTATGCTTTCCTTATTAGTTTTTCTATAGGTGATTTAGTTTTTTTCTTTTTACCTTTAGACATTAAAATTTTTTTCTTTAATTCATCAGGTAAAGTTTTTTGTGCTTTAGTTAAAGTTGGTCCACCTTTGTTATAAAAATTTCTCATTATTTTTTTCCTCCGTTTTTAAATATCTGTGTTCCCTTTATACCATAAATGCTTGCTACTACAAGTATCCAAAGATTAGTAAACCATGAAGGGAGTGAAGAGAAATGTTCGAAAAAGATATTTACCTTATCCATTACAGTTGGATCATCACTTATGACTGCCCAAGCCAAAATTGCTATTGGCGCCGAGAGAATTATCAAAACTGCCTCGTCTTTCCAATCTGAATCTCTAGATTCTAGTAATTTTCCCTGGTAAGCTTCTTCACCAGCTGCCATTTTAGATGCATGCATAAGCTGTGCATCAGACATAGCTATTTTCGTTCTCTGTTTATTAGCATAAATTTTACTACCTGCAGAAACGGCTAATTTAATTGCCGAAAACCACATGTTAGATCCACTTAGCTTTTTTAGACTTCTCTTTTAACATTCTTTTAGTTCCTCTTACTTCAACTTCTTCGCCTTTAGCGATGTAATTGTAAGAACCATCAGCTGTTGTTTTAGATCTAGGATCAATTTCAAGACTCATATCGTTTTCAGATGGAATCTCAACAATTTTTCCACAAATATCATTATATTTTTTCATATTGTCTCCTTATTTATTTATTTTAACTTGTTTTTTTGTTTTTGTCACTAACCTTTACGCATGATTTCAATATTTGGCATCATTGAATCAGAACTAGGTAGTGTTTTTGATAAAATAGTCTTTTCAATTGATGTATCAGCTCTTAAATTAGCTAATTCTTCATTTTGTTGAAGTTTTTCTTCTTGATTTGACTGATTCATCATTGCTTTCATCTTATCAAGGTTCATTCTGTCTTTAGACTCTTGATCTTTTCTAGCATTTTCTTGTGCTCTAAGATCTAACTCTCTTGCTCTTAGTTTAGCAATAGGATCGTTGTCAAATTGTGAAGTAATTTTATTTTCTTCTTGCATAAACTCTTCCATCATGTCAGCAATTAGTTGAGCTTTTCTAGCTTCAATCTTTTGAGTCATCTGCATAACTTGCATTTGAATTTGTTGAGCCATTTGTGGGTTTTGTTGTGCCTGCATTTGCATTTGCTGTAATTGTTGCATCTCATCTCTAAATTCTAATTCAACTTGTTCCTGAGCCATCAAACTAATATGTTCAAAAATATTTTTTTCTAAACTTGCCATAACCATTGGATTATTTCTAGCCATATTTGTTGCCATAAAATTTAAATGAGCTGTCATATGTGATCTATGATCTTGACCTGGAAATGCTTGAAATTGTTTTGAACCTAATGCATCAATATGTTCTAACGCCGGATCTTTTGGTGTTGGCTGCATCGGTTTAATTAAAACAGAGTCAATATTTTTTACACCTAATGCTTCATACATATTTCTATACGCTTGATATAAATTATGCATTTGCGGATTAGATTGTGCCAGTTGGAGTTCCGTTTGGGCGAGTGAAATACGCTGTGTTTGAGAAAAAATGTTAGGGTCAGCAACTGGCAATATATCTACCCTATCATCAAAGTCTTGTTGTTTAATCATTCTTTGACCCCCAACTACATCATACGGATATTCTTGTGGTAGATATAATTTGAATACTCTAGCCATGATTCTAAATTCATTTTTTAAAGCTGAGTAAATTCTTTTGTGAATCGCAGACATAGTTCTACTTCCTCTCTCTAAAAGAGCGACTGTTGTTCCTACTGCTGCTTGTTGATTTCCATCACCAACTTGTAAATCTGCAATCGATGCAAATCTTTGACCTGCAGTAACTACAACTCCCATAAGTTGTAATAAAGTCTGACTAGGTTCTTTAAATGGTAACATCATAAATGAATCTCTTAAATTTCCGCCAGGTGCATCTACATCTCTAAACTCACCAGGTTGAATTGATTGTGCATCATCTCTAATTCTAATACCACGTTGTTTAAATCCAGCAGGTAAATTAGATAATGTTCCAGCATCTAATAATTGTCTTAGTGCACTTGTTGCAGTACGTGATAATCCACCAATCATATGTATTAAACCAAAACCATAAAAACCTAATCCTGGTAAAAATTTAAAGTGAACAAAATATTGTATCTTAGTTTTTTTAACATCACCTACTTCATAATTTCTTTTAATAGATAAAATCTCACGTGATCCTTCTTCTAGAGTTACAATGTAAGGTATTTTAATTCCTGTGGGCTCACCAGTCTCTGAATCTGAATCTTCAAAACCTTCAAGATCTAAATCTACATGACATTCTAATATTGTATATACATCTTCATCTTTAGTTTTAGATGTACCTTCCAACTCTCTTTCTTTTTTTTCAATATCTGATTCAGTGCTATCAGGTTTAGATAATTCTATGTCTTTATAGAAACCCGCAACCTGTTGTTTTTTTAAATCGTTTTCTGAAATTTTAACACGATGAATAATTGCTTCCGCGTCATCTAATGAGGTAGCTGTGTACGGAACAATTAAATCATCTGCCGGAACAAATTTACTTACTGCTCTTTGTTCCATGTCATCATAGTAAACTTTTTTAAAAGCGGAACCGGCTAATGGCAAATTAAATAACATTTGATCAAACTCAGGTTCATACTCTTTCATTTTTTCCATGATTTCATAATTCATAAAATCTTTAACACGTGCTGCTTGTTGTGTTTTCTCAGGTGTTTGTAAACCCATTACTTGAGTTCTAACAGGTCCATCTGCTGGTAATAATTCTTTATAAGCT